TAATTACAATACTTCCATCGTTGTTAGCTTTTAGAGTCTTAAATTCTAAATTAAGGGTAGAATTATTTTTGTCAGCAAAAATGCCAGTGCCAGTACCTAAATTTACAGCACTACTAACAGCGGCTTCACCATATAATACATTAAAATTATTGTTTACTTTTTGAAACGCGGTGCGCAAATCGTCGCCTGTGCCATCGTTGGCATAGTTACCTAAGTTGATTTGTTGTATTTGTGGTGCTGTCATTTTTTGCTCCGTTTAGTATATTTAACCGATTATAATGCCGATATTCTTGATTGGAAATCTGTGAAACTAGTACTAGCCGAAACGACAGATTTTAATGTTGATAAAGAAATGCCAGCTACCCAGTTTAATGTTCCACTGCCATTGTTATACAAATAACCAGTAGAGTTTGCTGGTAGTTGTGGTACACTAGGTTTATTTTTAATATAATCTAAACTACCGTTGTTTGTCTGATTCCAGTCACTTTGTATAGGATTTACAATAGTTGGTTTATTTTTAATAAAATCGGCATTAGTAGCATTAGTTTCATTCCAATCTGCTTGTATTTGCGAACTTACACTAATGACACCGTTGATATCAACGTTGATATTTGCTCCAATCTGTACTCCGCCTAATCTACTATTAGTTGCCGGAGGCAATATGTAGTTCATACCAGTTCCAAACGTACTAGCTTCACTTTGCCATTTTTCGTTATCCCAAATATAAGTTACACCATTAGCGGCTGTATATCTTTGACCTGTTGTTGGACTTGATGGAAATGAAATTATTGTCATAGTTATTACCAGCTATTATTTGTATCAAATGCTATTCTACGCCAGATAGGATCGCCATTATTTGTAAAATTGGCTGTACAATAATAATAGTAATTGTAGTCTGCGCTCCACTCCCCTGCCGAATCACCGGCAGCACCAACAGCGTGTGCCGGAGGTGTAATTTTAAAATTCAATAAAGGAGGACTAGTTTCTACCCAGACATTATTGTAATAGATATATAATCTTCCTCCTATATCGTCAAACCAAAGATCATTTGCTTGGGGACTACCTGGAGGGCTATCCCCAACATTAATGTTAGTATTACCAAATGCGCCAACACTTAATTGATAACCAGTGCCATCTGATTTAACAACTAATATCTTATTGGCATCACTGATACTAGGACTTGGAACAACTGAGTTACCTAAACTCGCATATAGTTCGCCAAAGTTATGATTACATTTATCAAACGCCAGTTTAATAGTATCGCCACTATTGTCGTTAGGGTTGGACCCTGTGTTAATTAATTCTACAGCCATTATACTCTCCCTACGGCAACTTGTATGACTCCGGCTTCCCCGTAGTCTTTATCTTCTAATGCTTTACCAATGATGCTACCTAGTGTTGGATTCAGTGCTTTGACAGCATATCCTGGTGTAGCTGATGTTGTTAGCATATCACCTTTCTTGATACGACCTACTACTTTACATGGAACACGACCGGCAAGTGCTATACAAACCTTAATACCTTTTTGGTCTTGATTCATAGTATAAGCTGGATTAGTTGTCACTACACCTGCGCTACGTGTATCATTAATCATGGTAGTTGTAGTAACTTCTTTATCGCCGCCAAATACTAATACAGTTCCTGATTCGTATTCTTGGTCACCTTCATAATACTCTGCCAAGTCAGCATAGGTAGCTTGGAAACTTGCCCCACCACTTAGTGTCCATGTTCCACTAACAACTGCACTTCCACCGTTATTAGCACGTAATGTATTTGTATATAAATCTACAACAGTTACAGCTCCTGCGCTAAATCCATTAGTAGTAGCATCACGAGAAACAATAGTTCCAGCTGTATTTGCTGTAGTAGCATCTACGTTAATAGTTCTTGCTGCACTACCATCGTATCCAGAACCGCTAGCATAACTTAAATGTGTACCTAAACTTAACGAGTTGCTTACACTAGTTGCTGTTCCACTAAAACTACCGCTAAATGTTGCAGCAGTAATAGTACCAGCAACAGTAAAGCTACCGGTGCTATCCTTAGCAACAATGTTGGCAATACCATTTGCGTTACCAGTTGTTGCTGTAATAGTAGCTGAGTTAGCTTGATTTTGTACAGTAGTTGCTACAAACGTACTACCACTATTAATAGTCCATGAACCTGTAACAGTTCCTGCTACCGAGCTTCCTCCAGTAGTTAATGTGATTGATCTTAGGGTACCTCCGCTAACATCTAATATACCACTGCCTATAGTCAAGTTGCTAGAACCTGACATAGTTAAACTACCATTTACATTCCACAAACCAGTAATTGTTCCGCTAGTCGAACTTGATCCTGCGGTTAGTGTAGTAGATTTTAGTGTTCCTAAGCTGGCATCTATTTGACTTCCAGAAGTCAATGCCCATTGACCGGTTATACTGCCACCTGTGCCCGAAGCTCCAGCAGTTAGTGTAATCGATTTAAATGTACCTAATGTAACATCTAATGTGCTACTACTTTGTACCGACCAGTTACCAACGATACTGCCAGCTGTAGATCCAGCACCAGTAGTTAGTGCTGTTGCTTTCAAAGTACCATTGCTAGTATCTAGTGTACCAGTTGTAGTAATTGTAGTATTACTTGAACTGCTACCGACAGCAGTTATAAATGTCTGATTACCTGGGGTTGTCATCGATAGTACTAAGTTAGTTGTATTAACACTAAAGATTGTTGCTGTACTTGGTGTTGGATAACCAGCAATTTTTAACCCGCCAACATTAACGTTACCATTGCCATCTGCCTTAAGAATAGCATTAGCGGCACTCGACGCACTAACTGGAGTAATACTGTAACTATTATTGCTAGTGTTGCTACCGTCATAGTTGACAGTCATCACTCCACCAGAAATACTTGTGCCATAACTAAAGTTAGCGTTCTTAATACCATCGCCTGAACTAACAACAGTACCGGGAGTAATTTCCTGAATAGTTGTAGCATTGCCTGTTAAGTTACCTAAAATTGTTCCATTAGTAACATATCGTAGTTTATCATATCCTATACCGCTAGAAGTCGAACTGCTAGCCGCTAGACTTACCCAACCACTTGTTGCTGTAAAGTATTTGCTATCAAAACTAGCTAGACCTAAATTAGTTCCAGACTGTCCAACTGGACTAGTAAACGCTGTGCCTTGACTAGCAATGGCCTGTGTCGGGTACAATGATAACTTAGTTTGAGCAATAGCCGCACTGGAGTTAACCATCGAATTGACAATCTTGTTTGCTTGAATTGCTGTTGTTAATGTTCCGCTTGTATTAGATGTACTTGTGTAAGTTACATTAACATCTCCGGTTGGTAATGTGATATTTTTCCAGGCACTGGCAGTTGAATCATATATTAGATAATTTCCATTAGCGAGACTCGAGAAAGTGATAATAGTAGTACCAGTTAATCCTGCGAAAGAGCTAGGAGCGGCCGACAATGTAATCGTATAGTTAGTGCCTATCAATGACCAACTTAAAACTGTGAGTCCTGAGAAATTACTTCCCCCTACGTAACTCACACTCTGCCCAGCTACTAGAGATCCAAACAATCCACTTACTATTATTGTAGCACTACTTCCACTTACATAAGTTGCTGTAGCTTGTATATTAATATCTTTAAGTTTGAATAAGCTGTTAATATTTGCTACATTAGTGTCTACATAATTTCTATTGACACCGTCACTTGGGCTAGTGCTTGTAGTAGGCATATTCAAATTACTAATGTAATTGTTACCCATGTTCATATTTCCCTTCATGGCAAGTACGCCACTTAGAGCCATATAACCAGGACCAATTAATTGAGCGGTGCCAATTGGATTACCGCCATAGTCTAAGCCTAAACGTAAATCAACAAATCCGCGAATAGCCGATTGTGTTGGTACAATATCAGTAGCGTTCTCAGTCATTGTTGAGTCTGTGGAGAATTCACTAACAACAACACCACGTTTAAATCCTAGTCCGTCCAAATTACTCAACGCAATACTTGCCGCAAATGTAACAGTACCAGTACCTTGGTCAACTTGGAAGAAACGTCCTACACGGAAAATACCGTTTTCGTCTGTCGATACATGGAACACACGACCTACAGTTTCTTCAACAACCTGCTTACTAGAATCTGCTGGTATAGCAGGATTTCCATAAATCTGATTTGGATAATTTGTAGTATCAAAACCACCAGTGCCAATGTCTAAGAAGTCATGTCCTGTTGCGCGGCAAGTACTAATACGAACTGTAATTTGGCCGCTAGTATCTGCGGCATAACCAGCTCTCAATGTTGTAGCATTGATTGGGTTAAACGGCTTAGTAATACCTAAAATACTACTTGTAGCATTAGTTAACTCTTTGGTCATAATATAGGTTGTAGTAGCACTATATAAACCAGGATTAAATTGATAAGTTAATGTTAAAGTATTTGTACTGCCAGTGCTGGTAGTTGTTGGCCAGTAACCATTATACAAGCTAACACCGTTGTTGTTAATTCTATAGTAGTTGCCTTGAACAATGCTTGTCGAAGAACTTAGAATATAAGTCACATTGTATGTAGTAATACCATTACTTGTTACAGGAGTAATAGTTGGAACTAGATATACTGTAGCACTTGAATTGTGTGAAACAGCAGTAGTACTTTGAGCTGCACGTGTACAACTTGTGAAACTTGTACCTGTTGTACCACCATATGTTATTACTTCAGAATCAATTAAGATAGTACCAGTACTTGGGAATCCGCTAGTACTAGCAACGTTAATAGTTGTTACGCTAGAATTAGTACTGCCGGATGTAGTAGTTGAAGTATTGGCAACATTAACAGTCGCTCCAAGATTCCATGCCGGACTATAGAATGTCATTGATCCAGTAGCAGTTCCTGAAGCTAGTACAGTAAATGTTGTTTGGCTAGCACCTGTATAGGCCGCATTGCCTGGGGGAGGATTCGTGCTTACTGTAATATAAGGATTGCCACTGTTAGCATTAGTAGTTAAGATATAATAAGTTGTACCTGCTACAATATTACTGAAAGTAGTTCCACTGAATATAATCGGATCACCAACTACTAAATTGGTCAAGGTATTAACAAATATCTGATTACCACTTGCTTGAACACTTGTACTAATTCCGCTAGTACCAGGATCAGTTGGATACAATAATGTCATTTGGGTAACTGTGTTACCTGTAGAAGCTGTTGTATTATAGGTTGGGTTGGATGAAAGTACTGCTGTTACAATAGGCGGAGTTCCTGTACCTCCAGTAATAGTAATACTTGGAATGATATTAGTATATCCAAAACCTTGATCCACTACTGTAATAGTGATAGTGCCGTCTGCGTTAGCCACAGCAGATCCGGCGGCATTTCTTCCACTACCTTGACTTAATCCGCCTGAGAAGCTGACAGTAATAGTATCACCAAGTGTATATCCACTACCACCTGTAGCCGGTGTAACGCCAACCACTGTATTATATTGTGTAGCAGTAACGACAGAACCAGCTGGTAACCAACAAGCTGGACTTACTGTAAAGATAGTATTGCCACCCGAGTTGACTGCATCAATAGATTGTATAATTGTATATGCTGGTACAACTGCTCCAGTTGTAGTGGTGCTAATAACCATGCCCGCCGCAAGAGCTGGTTGATACGGAACAGTAATTTGTGTTGTACTTGTAACACCTGTTACTTGATATGTACCATTATAGTTGCTGTTAGCTTGGTTAGCCACAGTAATCATACTGTCTACTGGAGGTAATACCGCGTAATAATTGTTTCCTACAGAACCATTATAAGGTATAGCAAATGTAATAAGTTTTTGTGTAAGACTATTTGGTACATAAGCCTGGCTTAGATAAGTCATAGCTGTTATTGGAGTACCAATAGCACTATTGTTATATACTGGATTTGGATTTATACTGATATAACTATTAGTTATTTGTCCAAAATAAACAGTACTACCCACAGACAAGCTACTAGCACTTGTAGGAGCCTTAGTTAGTGTTATTACATAGTTAACAGTATTGCCAGAAACATTCTGTAAAGTACTTTGTACATATTGTGTTCCGTCAAATCCAACACCAGTTACGATTTGTCCGTTACTGATAGTGCCAGCTACACCTGTAACAATCAATGTAGTACCGGTACTTGTATATGTTGTGCCACTTATAGTTATGGTACTAGCATAGCTACCAGTTGCTTGACTAGTTCCAGCTGTATAGTTGGTAATTAAGTGAGTACGACCATACCAAGAGAACAAGTAAATTCCTTTATTCAATTGATTGATTTCGCTCAAATTACCTATACTGGTAATAGCAATTCGATCATCGCCTGTTCTGTAACCTTGTGTACGCGGTGTGAAGTAAACAGGACCTTGTGGCACTAGACTAGGAACACTACTTAATACCACAGTGCTCATAGCACCACTAACACTGACACCAGTGAGTGTTGCGGTATTAGTTGTAGACCAAACACTACCATTTCCTGAACCGCTTACTAGTGCTGTCACGTATACATAGGTTCCTAAACTTCCGCCTGTTAACATCATACCTACAGCTAGGGTTCCTGTTATACTAGAAGTAACAGTCATTGCTCCAGCATTGGTAAAGTTAGCTGTGAACGAAGCAGTACTTGAAGTCACAGAAACTACAGTTTGCCCTAGCCATCCAATACCACCGATAACATAGGCAATCGGTGTTGTAAGTATTGATCCGCTGACATTGCCAATAGTGATTGTTGTGCTTACAATACTGCCACTAGTTACAAATGCTATTGCCGGAGGAGCTATCGGATCGGCAGCTGGAATGTTCAACCCATCTGTTGCTAGTTTATAATAGTTAAAGGTACTATCAACATTAAGGATAGCTATACCGGTACCTAATTGGAATACTTCACCTGTAGCTTCAATTAGGTTATAAGCAATAATACGATAGATATCACCTAAGTTTGTGAGAAATTGTAAAGCTGTGCTTGGACGAACTGGTTTTACGTTATCAATGTTATAGAACTTAAAGTTCTGTAACATACGAATGGATACAACTTGTCCGTGATATAGACTGTATTGTAGACCTGTAGTACTTGTACCATTAGTTCCACTAGTACTTAAATCTAATTCAAGAACGTTCTGTCCATTAACTGTAACTGTGGTATGAGAAACTGTACTAATTAAGTATCTAACAGTTCCACCTCCGGCAGCAGTATGATCAATTTCAATTTCACTAACGTCCGTTGGTGTGTACTCGTAGTTGTAAATGTAAATCTTTAGCGGATTCGATGTACTGGTTACAATCTGACTAGACGAATAAAAACCTTGAGCATAGATGTGCGCTGTCTGCGTCATGTTTTGATACAGATTAACACTATCTGGAAGCTCGGTTACGTCATAACCTGTGGCACGTAGACCATAGTCACCATTCGAGTTTGAACCTGCTACAGAACGAATCTGTGCTCCGTTCAATGCCCAGTAACCAGTGTGACAATAGTAAGTAAAGGTACTAACTTGTTCTGTCAAACCAGCATTAGTACATAAAATACCATAACCTAAATCGTTAACTTGAGTAAAGTCGTTGGCCAACATGGACTTGTTACCACCCATTTCAATGTTAATGCCAAGTCCAGCACCTCCATTTAGATAAGTCAATACATTAGTTTGTAAGTTTCCTAAATTGTTATTGATAGTAGTCCAATCACTGTAGTTGCTATAACTACTAATAGTTGGTTCTGTTCTAGTTGGAATCGTTGTTCCAGTTCCACTGACTGTTAGTATAACATTAGTACCTGATATAGTGGCATTAGCAGACATTACAACCGTATTAGTACCTAAGCCGCCGATACCGTTAGTACCGCCACCTGTATTAGGTGTAACACTAGATATAGTAGTTCCGTTAGGAATTCCAGTACCAGTTATTGTAGCACCTGCTACTAGACTTGGATTATAGCTTACATTAGTTAAAGTGTTGCTATTAGCTGTTACAGTTCCAAGAACATCATTGTCGAACAATCCTTCGACAACGTAGTCAATTAATAACGATGATAATTTGCTTACAACAGTTTGTTCTGTTGATGTAGCACTGTAACTATTAGTAATTTGTGACTGTTGGTTAGCAGGGCTAGGTGATACTGTAGTATTAGTTATGATCTGTTGTATAACAGTATTCATACGTACAAATGATGTAGCACATAATATTACATTACTACCTAAATAGTTTGTAAGTGCTTGGCTAGTTATACTAATACCGGTATAGAAGTTATATGAACCTGCGGCATTGGTTGAAAAATTAGCACTAATAGTAATAGTGTTTGTGTTCACGGCTGTTACAGTAGTGCCAGCTATGATACCTGTACCTGTTACAAATTGACCTGTAGTTATTCCACTACCGCTAGCAACTGTAAAGCTATTTGTTCCAGATGTACCTCCTGATACTTGTGTAGTGGTTGCTGTTAGTGTGCCTGTTGCTGTTTGACTATAGTTAACAGTCCAGCTAGTACCGCTACCTGATACAATTAAAGTATTAGGAGTAATACCAGAACCGTAAATTATTTGACCAGCTTGTATAGTTCCAGTAACTGAACCGGTAATAGTTAACGTAGTTCCATTAATAACACCGGCAAAAGATGCGGCAGTTGTTCCATTACCATAGTAATATGACAATGCCATATCCCAAGTTGCGCTATTAGCTGTTCCGCCGCCATATAATAAATCGTATGTGATTGCGTCTACTAGATAACCGGTATCACGTTGGCTCTTAGCTGCACTATATCCTGAGTATGTTTGTGTATTATAATTGTTGCTAATCCATCCGGCAACTTCATTTTGAATAAATGTTCTATTCAACTGAATCAAGTTGGCTGCCTTAACGGCGTTAGTACTAGTAGTTACTATGACAGTGCCGCCATAACCACTAGACAAGTTACTCGAAGGACTAACGGAGAATGTAGTTGCTGTGGCTGTACTCGTTAATACAGTCCAAGTACCGTTATATCCTGTTACGCTGTTGCTAGCAACAATAATAGTATTACCATTGCTAAATGGAGCAGTTCCAGCAACATTGCTTACATAATTAATCGTAGCAGTTGATCCAGAACAAGTCGAAGTTGTAATAGTAAATTGCGGGAATGTTAATGTTGGCGCCGCTGTTAAACCATTATTAATGATATTTTCAATATTAGTTAAACTTGTAGTAATAGATGCCTTGTCGCTAGTAGAAAGCCCTATTCCGTTGTTTGTAAGATATGACTGTGCTTGTGCTAGACCAGATGTCATTAATAAAGCACGTAAGGTTGTATATGAGTTAGAACCTTGTAGATAAGTCAAGCCATTATAGATAGTTCTATAGTTAGTACCTAACACCATGTCATATGCCGCTGAATTTACACTAGATTGTAGTAAGTTGGCAAAAATACTAGTGGTAGTATTATAAGCATTGGTTAGGTAAAACGGTGTGCTGTTGTCCATAGTAACTACAACAGTACCACTACCGTCTAAGTTTTGTGTCCAACTTACAACATCGTTAATCTGATAGCGGAAACCAGCTACATAGAAAGCACAAGGAACTTGTGGTGGACGTAAATCAAGACCGCTTCCAGCTTGACCTGTTACAGTAATTGTTTTACCTAACGTACCGATAGAAGCTATAGTACCAAATAGTCTGCCGGCAAAACCGTCAATGAATTGCCCGCCAGCAAATCTCTTACTTGTTCCAAGGCTACCAGAGAAACTAGCCGATTCTTGAGCATAAGGTGATTTAGTTTTGATCTGCCCTGTTGGGTCGAGTACCATCATGAATCCACCGTGACCCTGCGCGGTTAATAGTTTAATACGTGTAGCATCGTTGACTAAAAATACGTCAATGTCTTTATTATTTTTAGCACTATTAATGATTTGCATGCTAACAGGCAAACCGCTACTGCCAACTGTTTGTGTATAGTTGACCTTCCAAGTTGACCCGCTACCGCTTATAATCTTAGTCTGACTTATAATTTGTGTATCAGTAGTATTAACGTTAGTCAAATATTGTCCAACAATAATAGAACCGCTAGTTAAGTTAGTAACTGTTAATGTTGTTCCGCTGATATAACCTGTGAAAGTTGCTTGTACTGCGCCTTCTAATAATAGTGGATTTGTCAAATAATGACGTCCGTAATTAATAGTACCATACAAATGCCAACTACCAATAGCATAATTTGTAATTGCTGCAAAAGGATATATTACTGTACAATTTAAAACGTTGCCGCTTACTGTGTTTACCACAGCTTTACCAGCGGTACCAGTTTCGGCAGTAGCATCCATAAACACAAGACCTAACCAGCTTTGGCTAGCCTGAACTGCGTTGTCTGGAAGAGTAACAGTTATGTTGCCATTGATACCGCTGATAGTAGCACTGGATTGTACACCACTGGCGTAGTCGGTAGCGAATGTAATAATACCAGTTTGAATAGCATCAATAACTGAATCACGATAGAAGAATGTTCCACGCCATGGACTTTGACTTATACGATTCAATGGACGCACAATAGTACGACGGAAGTCATCACCACTGATGGTAACGTTTGCCGCCATTTTGATCGGATAGTCTTCGTAGTAGATACCGCTTTCCATGAAAATGGTAATATTTAAATTGTTAACTGTTTCACCAAAATCGATAGTTTCTCCAACGTTGAAGAATCCTGGCTGTGTCAAGCGAAGTGTAATAGTATCATTAGCTATACTGTTGTCATAACCTGAAGTGTAACTTACAATCTGACCGGCAGCTGAACTTTGATTACCAACTAGAATCTTTCCAGGAATGATGTGTATAGCACTTTGTACTCCTGGAGTAATTTTACCGCCCTGGTCAACAAAGCCATTACCGCCATTGTTAAATTGTACATTCCATATGCCAGTTCCAAAAGTAGTAGAAGGAGCGGCACCAACGCCATTTCTGATAACATTAAGAATGATACCTACTAGACCATAACTAACTTGTGATTTTGCTCCCCACAATGTAGTCAATGAATTGCTACTAGGCACACCATTTTGCCCACTAGTATTATTTGCCGAAGTTACTTGAGCATACTGTGATTGATATCTATTAAAGACTGTTTGGTTGTTTAATACTTGATCGATAAGACCAGTAACTCCATTATAAGGATCACCAAACGCAAATGTAATACCGTCTAGAGTTTCTACAAGTTGTGTTCCTATAGCAACACTTTGTGCGCTGGCATTCCTATAATAGCTCTTACCCGCATTAACAGATTGATAATTTCCACCAGTTACTAAGTCAATAGCCAACGCATCGATCATTAATCCTATGTCTCTAAAACAAGTTGCTTCATTGTAATTAAATCCGCCTTTGTATGTGTTAGACAAATGGTTAATAGTATTGATAGTAATAGTACTGGCATTATTAACAATAAGATTATATGTCGAATATAATGTAGAGTTAACACCGAGGGCGCCTGTGCCTGTACTACCTAAATTAGGATAAATTGGATTAGTAGCAGTGCCAGTAGCTATGATATTTTTAATATTAGAAAATAGCGATGTTAGCGCCGTACCAGGACCAACGCCTACTGTTGTTCCTGAATATATAGTTTGACTAACAGCTGATTGTACGGTAGGCGATATTTGTGTATTCTGAGCTACAGTTGAAATGATATTTTGTATATAATTAATTGCGGCATAGCAGGCTTCTGTGCTAGTATTCAACCCTGGAATCTGATTATTTCCGTTAGCAAAGTATTGTAGTGCGGCTGCAGTCGTAGCACTAGTACTTTGATAAATCATATCATAAACTGCCGCTTCGAGCAAGTAAGTTATATCTCTGGTGCTAGAAGTATTCAATCCTGTTGTACCAGGGAATTGAGTATTCATGTAAGCAATGGCTTCTGCGGCAATAAAACTTATATTATCTAGTATTAGAGATTTGGCAGTAGCAAAGTCACTTAACAGTCCTGCTGGATTATTAAATGTAGGAGTAGTTCTAGTCACTATACCTTCTGTTAACAAATCAATTATTACATCAAACAGATTAGTAATTGTTCCATTAATAACATTATTATTAATAACAGGGAATGAACTATTAATAAATGTAACAGCCAACGGTTGTAATGTTGACGCATTTAAAGATTCTATATTTGTTCTAGCTGTTTGTAATAGTGAGCTAACTTGTGTAACATCAGGAGGAGTTACACTAGGATTAGGTTGTGTTGGACTACTGATTATGCTGACAAATATATTAATATTATTAACAATACTAGTTAACACAGCACTGCCATGTAGATATGTTTCGTTAATATATTGAGGAACAGTCTGTTGATAAAGTACAGCAGGTGAAACATTAGACACAATAGCTGTGATCAATGTTGTTAAATGGCTGTAAATTGATGGGTATATGTTTGTAGAACCAGCTTGTAGTGTGCCTTGTAATGTAGCTGTATTGATAAAATATCTTAGGCCAGCATAAATGCTTTGACTATTTCCACCATATTGTAAATCGTATACCAAACTCCAGATTACATATTCAATATCTCTTCGGCATAGTGATTGGCTATATTGAACACTTGGATATTGTGCTGTGATATAGGCAATTGTTTCTGCTTGTATGAAAGACAAGTTGTTTAGTATCAAAGCAGACGCACTAGTAACTGCTGTGTTACCTGTGGTAATGCCTGTAACAGAACCTGCTGTCATAGCTGTAGTTGCTGTAACACTAATACTTGTTGAACTGTTAATGTTAGTAATAGTTACAGTACCTGTTCCTAACGAACCAGTATCGCTTCCATTACCTATAGCACCGATAGTAGCACCGACATAAAGTCCTACAGTTGTAGTCAAACCTGAGATAGTAGCCGTGAATGGACCAGTACCACTTACAGTTCCTATTGTAGCACTAGTGCTAATATTGATATTTGTTAATTGAGGAAAACTTGGAGTAGGCACAGCACCACCAGCAACTATAGTGCTGATAGTTGCGGCATTGGCAATTAGATTATTTGTAGCAGTAATGTTACCAGTAACTCCAGTAACATTCAATATTGTGTTGATTAAGTTATTTTTAGCTACTGTACCGCCTGAAACAAATTGTATTTGGAAACTGCTAGCAAAACTCACACTTGTTGTACTACAAGCAGTAACAGTATATGTTCCATTGTAGCCTGTTGGAGTCATACCTGTAACAATTATACCACTGCCTACCACATACGGAGCACTTAACTGTTGGTTAAAATATAAAGTAACAGTACTGCCATTAGCACTAGCGGCTGTAACATTAAGAGCTGTAGTATCTAATAAACTAGCTAGTTCTGTGTTAGTAATTCCTGTGTTGGCTCCATCACTAAACAACAATGCCGCTTGTATACTTCTATAATTTGATCCAAAGGTCATGTCATAAGTTAGGGCATCTACTAGCTTGCCAACATATGATTCTAAATTAACAGTACTAAAGCTGTAGCCTAAAATTTGATTCTGTGCGTAGTTAACAGCATCAATGATTTGAACCAATTGATTTACAATAATATTGTTATTGTAAGCATTGTATAATTTACTAGCTTCTGTTGTGACATTATAAGTTGTTAAGCTAGAGCCATCATATGAACTTAAAGCAAGGTCATAACCGACAGCAGTTAAAATATTATTAATAATTCCTGACCAATATGTTTTATCAAATTGGAAAGTATTAACATATTTTTTATTTAGATAAGCAATAGTTTCTTCTTGGATAAATGTTCTATTTGCTTCTAATAATGTTTTAGCATTTTCGTAACCATAGTTGCCTATGTTACTATACATGTTACCGCCGGTTAATGTTACACTTTGTACAGTTGATTGGTACTGTGTAGGCCCAACAGTATATGTAATAGTCTGACGATATGGGCCAGGCTCAGTGGTAGATAAACTAATCAAATTATCAGCGGCTAAGGCAGCGGCTCCTAATGACTTATAAGCATATTGCCAAGCGCGACCTTGTCTTCCTGGAGGAGTTTTAGTTTGTAAATCGTCGCCTTTAGAAGCACTAACATACAAGTTTACACCACTGTAGTATGTGCTGTTATCAACGTAAAATTTAGTAGCCGCTTGGAGGTCATCCGAACCATTAGGGGTTCCAAACCCAGCCATACTGCCAGGATGATCACTTAGATTTAGTGCTCCAGTCATAGAGTCGCCACCGCGATAAACTACTTTGTTACGAGGTAGAATTTCAGTAGCAGTATAATTACTGGTCAATGTTGGGTCATAATCAGCATCTGTTGTAGGAGGAAGGGCTGGCTCAGTTCTAGCTTTAACAGGTACTGATAGATTAAAATCGATAACATTACCGTTACTGTCTTTTGTAGCAACACCTGACACATAATTACTGTCAACATAGCCTTTATTAACAGCCAGTTTTGATAATGTTGTAGGACTAGTAGAATAATTTATGTTGTATGTGTTTAGAGATGCTTGTGTAGGATCTGCGATATTACCAATAATAAATCCGCCCGCATCCAATGGAGCAGATAGTGTAGGAGTTTGTTCTGTAGCTAGTCCTAGGCTAGTATTTTTAATCTTAAGTTTAGTTGGGTCACTAGTAGCATCTATAGTAATACCATCTACACCTACTATATCTCTAGCAGTTAGCACACCGCCTGTAGTGGCAGCCATAATAACTTGGTTGGCTGTATAGCTACTAGGAGCATCACTTAGTTTGGTAAAAGGTATAGTACCGCCGCCACCGAATACAGCATAAATTTCTGTAAAGTTTTGATTAACTTTATTAAACGATGTACGGATACTATCACCAGTACCGTCATTACCTTGTACGCCAATATCAATTATTTGTTGTGCCATTTATTAAACTCCGAAACTGCTACCGCAGCCGCATGTGGTTGTCGCATTTGGGTTTTTAATGCTAAAACTGCTACCCATTAAATCTTCTTTATAATCTATTTCAGCACCTGTTAGATACTGCATGCTCATGCTATCTACAAGTACTCGATATTCGTCTAAGGGAATTTCGAAATCGTCTTCATTCATAACATCGTCAAATGTAAATCCGTAACTGAATCCGCTACAACCGCCGCCTTGGACGAATGTACGTAATGCTAGATTGGGATTATTTTCTTCAAGAAGTAGATCTTTGATCTTTGTTTTTGCTGATTCTGTAATTGTAATCACGGTTTGAGCCCTCGATATTGTATTTATCAAAGGCATTTTATAACCTTAATGTAAATACAAGTATGTATATAGGAACAGAATTCGAACAAACACAATACGTTCGCACTAGCAAACGTGGCAAACATCATACCTACAGCCGTAACAAAACAGTTGTGGTGTTTAAGTGCGATGCTTGTCGGGGTATTTTTAAACGAGATAAAGGATCAATGGATCCTAAGCGTTTGAATAACAATTTTTATCACGTGTGCAATGACTGTGATGCTAAAAAGTTCGCCCAGATGAAAGGCGTTGAAAGTCGTCGAGTTTGGGATATGCCAGTGAGTAGTCTTAAGACGCTAGGCCAATTCTAGAACTGATCAAGTTCCAGTTAATTATTCGCCATTGGTTAGCTAGATATTTTTTCTTGTCAGCTTGATAATCAAGAGCCCAGGCGTGTTCCCAAAAATCAACCAGCAGTATAATATCCATTCGGATTTCGTGATTTTTGATAGTTTTTATTTTGCCATCACGAGCTAGATATGCCCACCCACTACCTTGTATTTTCATGGCTTCTTTTTCAAAAGCATCCTTAAATTTATCAAAACTCTTGTAGTGTTTGTTGATAAACTCACTGGCAGGGCCGTCTGGATCGTTTGATCTAGAGGGTTTTTGAAACTGTGTAAAGTATATGTCGTGTAGAAAAGCGCCTGCTTCATTAAAATCAGCATCACCTTCACCATCGTTAAAACGAGTTACATAGGCCTTGTATAACTTGCCATAGTGGTAGTTTATAGTGTCCTCACTCATGCTAGGTTCTAAGTCGTCCTTGGCATAGGGCAACTTGGTTTGAACTAGAGTTTTAGGACTTTTACCCTCGTTTAGGCTAACATATCTAATAAAGTTGTACATAATGTATTTATCGAGCTAAATATTCTACAGGAGATTAACTATGTTACATCACATTAAAAAACTATTTGGCATTAAACCTAAGGCAGTAGAAGCAGAAGTTCCATACAAAGTGGAAACGCCAGCAACACCAGTTGCCGACGATGTTACTCGAGCAATGTTGGAATCTATTCCAGCACCAGTGCCAGCTAAAGAGCCTGTCAAAGCCAAGAAAGTACCAGCGGCTAAGAAAGCACCAGATGTTAAAAAGCCACGTGCTCCGAAAAAGCCTAAAGCAGAGTAAGTTGTTTAGCCTGCTCGTAAAGAGCAAAGCTAGCTAAGTTTTTGCCCTTAGACTCGCACATGATATCGTGTGTGTCTAGAAAGCTCAGTGCCCATTCATTCGTTGCTGTATTCCAGTAAAAGTCTGAATGTGCTCTGAGCTTTTGCTTTTTGTAGCCTTCTAGAATAAGTTGGGCATGAACAGGTGCGGTAGTCCGGTCATGGTCGATAAGATAATCCTCACGACTAACTGAATAGTGACAAGTAGGCCGCATACCACGCCAGCTGTCCACAACACGCTTAACGCGATCGTCTGTCGCAGAGATATACTCTCCTTCACGAATCCAATGATGATGTACGTCAAGAACGATAGGAATAGTATCTGTAAGAGTGAGACAGTCATTTAACCCCCATGAGTTTTCTTCGTTTTCGATTGTAATACAATTACGTGCCTCCGGACTTAGTCTGTTGTAGGCATTTCTAATGCCTTGGGGACCTTGCTTACCGGAGATATGGACATTGATCTTGAAGTCTTGGAACTTTTGTCCGTAGCCCATGTATCTGGCCATGTCTGTGTGATACTCGAATTCTGCGATCGAACGTTCGACAATGCCTGGGTTATCACTTGCCAGGACTGTAAACTGCCCAGGGTGCATAGACAACCGAACATTGTTATTCCTAGCAATATCGCCCACTCTTTTGAAGTGGGTTTCACAGTATGAAACAACAGAAGGTTCGCGCCAATAATCAGCAAAGTCAGCGTGAGTATAAGCAGGGAGAATGTCACTGCTAATCCTAACCATCCGAAGAGGAGCATCAAGTGTAGAGACACGTTCTACCAACTTCCGTGTTGCTTCGATATTGCCTACCATTAGGTCCCATAGTTTCTGCTCCGCGACATCTCTTGATTGTCTATTTAACCAACTAATGGTAGTTGTACCAGTGTTATACTGTTTGGCATCGTCATCTTTGCCAATACCGTTGACCTGATGAGGATGGTCAATCCATTTACATGCGAAGCCTATACGGTTCATGTGTGCCTTTACCAGTGACGAATCACGCCTAAGATTATAAAAATGTTTGTAATAACATATGATAACACAATTAAGGTACGAACGCAAGCAATTCGGTCCGATTCTTTGTCCGTATTGCCTGC